AGCTCACCATTTATCATAACAGTATTGCCTTCAAAGAGCAGGTTTTTATACTCTTCCCAAGCGTCTGAAAAGATAACGCAATCTATAGCGCAGCTGTAATCACTGACTGTGGAAAATGCCATCTTAGCACCTCTGTTTGGGCCATTCTTTATTTGTATCTCTCTGACAGCGTCTACCTGAACAGCTATTAAGGGATAATCTTTTATATTTTTATTTATCACATCTTTACATATCGCATTGGCAGAACTTGTATCGCAAGCGTCAACTTTGCTGCATGTCAAAGGTATTCCCAGCAAATGCTCCTCTTTCCCTGCTACCCACTCAGGCATGTCCTCAAGCTTATAGGGAGGGCTTTCTAAAGACATAACCATACCCTTGACGGACTCTAGCCTCTTCTTGTTTGCCACCGCTCCCTGCTTACCAGTAGGCAGTGATACGACATGCTTGAGTATTTCTAGGAATTCCTTGTCTCTTTCGTCAGGGTTTTCAAGAAGATGGTTTTGAATCCAACCTTTTTCTTTGTTCGTCAACTTTTGAAACAGCTCGTATTCATAAAGCATCTTAGTCCTATTGGACGACATGTAAGACATTGCACCAACTGAGATAAGGGCTTTTACTGCTGTGCTTGTTATCTTGTCAGAAAAGAACACAAGAAACTCTCTCCAACACCAAGCGTCTATTTCTTTATTAAGAGTCTTCTCAACATCGTCTTTATGCCTCTTGATTTTGTCAATAACAGCTTGACCGACGCTCTTCACATTTGAAAGACCAAAGAATATCTTTTCATCAATAATCTTAAAGTTTTTATTTGACTTTCTTAGGTCTGGAGGAAATATTTCTATGTTCATAACTCTACAGTTATTCACCAATTCATTTATCTCTTCATGAGGCTTTTGCTTTTCTTTTGAATAATAAAGATAAGAAGTAAAGAACTCTTTGCTGAAGTGAGCTTTGGCGTATGCTGAGAGGTAGGCATTGAAAGCGTAGCTGACTGCATGAGATTTATTAAAGCTATACCGTTGAGACTTTTCAATCCAACTGAATATTTCTTCGGCTTGCTCTTTGGTCACGATACCCTTCTCTTCTGCTTTTTGCAAGAATGAGGTTTTTACCTGAGCCATAACATCGGTTTTCTTTTTGCCGATAGCCTTCCGAAGGATGTCGGCCTCTTGTAGATTGAAACCAGCTATCTCCTGTGCAATCTGCATACTCTGTTCTTGATACACAAGAATTCCAAAGGTCTCCTTTAGAGACCTCTCCAAAGCAGGATGGAAGTATTCTACAGATTCACGACCATGCTTTCTGTCAATGTAGTGATTGGTAAGACTTTTTCCCTCTACGATAGCCTCCATACATCCGGGCCTCATAATTGATATGAGCCCAGCAAGTTCCTCTATGTTTCTGGGACGTGTCTTTTTTGCCAAACTTTGGCCAAGTCTACTCTCAAGCTGGAAACAACCCTTAGTATTTCCGCTGCTAATTAAATCCCAAGTCCTTTCACAGTCCAAAGGAATCTCTCCAATATCAGGTCTAAACAGAGTTTTCCTGATTTCTTGCCTAGCATCGTCTGAATTTTCAGAGCTTGTCTTAAATTCACAGCCACAGGCAAAAGTCAAAGTAGCCATTATTCTTCTCCAGAAAAGGAGTCTCTAAATCTAACATTTTTAGCAGTTCTTCGGTACAGACGCAAGAACCTACACAATAAATTAGCAGTATCCTTTACATCTTTAAGTGCGTCATGGGCGTTTGCAGTGCTCATCCCTAGATAATCTCTCATATTATCCATACTAAAGCTCGTAACGTCCCTAGAGTTCTCAAACCAAGGAAACATCCAGTGCATCAAGTCTAGCTTGTCTCGCGGATGAAAAATTTCTTTTCCAGAGGTGTGTTGCTGACACATCCTATTTACGATATGCAAATCAAAACCAAGTATATTATACCCGCAGGCCAGAGGAGCTGAAAACTTTGTTTTGGTTTTGCCGGTCTTGTGAAATTTTTGTAGGAATCCGACGAAGTTAGACCATACATCTTTTTGGCTCGGTGCATTTCTCCAAGACTCCAATATCTCGTCAGTAGAGCAGTCTCTGATATTAGCGTGCCATTCTATGGTCGCCCTATTCCTATCTACATAGTCATCGGAATCTATGTCTACGGGACGCATGAAAGAATTGAACTCTGCGTTCTTTATTATTTCTAGCTTTCTAGGGTCAACAATTACAGCAGCAAGCTGTACCGGATTTACCTTATGTGGGTCTCTGCCATCTGTCTCGAAGTCAAAGACACAAATCTTATTATAGTTCATAATTAGTTCTCGCTAGTACCTAGTTTCTTAAGAATATTGCGAATCTTTAGTTCTAAGCCAGACTTTTGTGTCCTAACTCTTTCAAGTTCGTGCATCAAAAGTTGCTCTCTAAGTTTGTTTGTATAATCTTTAAATGCCATCGCTCCATGTTGGTACGAATGAAGCTCTTTCTTAAGCTCTGCTATTTTCTTTGATGCCATATATATTGCATCTACGTCTCTGTCTGCGCCGCTAAGCAGGTCGTCTATAAAATCAGGCAACCACTTATCAATAGCTTGGCTTACATGTTCTGGTTCAAACATTGCTGAGGCCAACCGCCTTAGAGATACACTCCAAAGAGATGTCCATTTTGTCCCTGCCCGTCTGCATCAAATAAGACGGGTGGTAACAAGGCACTATTAACGAGTCCATATAATCAACAGAGTGGGCTTCACCTATATAGTCACCAAGTTTAAATGTTTTTTTCAATTTTAGCATGAGCCCTGTAGGAACTTTTCCAAACGTCAAAATTACTTTTGGTTTAAGCTCTTTGATTTCTGACCATAGCCAGCCTTTACAAGAATCTATCTCTTCTTTCTTTGGTGCTCTGTTCTTCTTGCCGACAACAGGCCTGCACTTAACAACATTGGTTATATAAACATCTTCTCTAGAAACACCACATTGAGAAAGCATTTTTGTCAGCAGTTCTCCACATCTACCAACAAAAGGCTCTCCTAACAAATCTTCATCTGCTCCGGGAGCTTCTCCCAGCAGCATTAAGTCGTTCTTGTTGCCTTTACCCCATACAACTTGATTCCTCGTCTCGCATAAACCACAGCCTCTACAGTCTTTCCAATCCTCAGACTTCATTCTATGTCTCCATTTTCCAAAATTTCTTGAACGCCCATAATCTTATCTAACATGGCAATTCCTAAAACGTCAAACTTTATCATACCAATATCCTCCATATCTTGCATCTCAAGACCTCCGACAAGCCGTCTAGCTTTTGTATCTAGAACCATAGGGCATATCTCGTTAAGAGGAGAGGGTGAAATTACGACACCAGCAGCGTGTTTACTTTGAGCTCTTTTTGTACCTTCAAGCCTAATAGCCTGCTCGAATCTTTTGGAAAGTCTGCCTTGCATGTTTCCCTCGTCGTCAATATAACACCACTCTCTTAGCTCGTCTGGCTTATGTTCAAGAGCCCAACGTATGACTGATGACCCACCTGTCTCTTCCATCATTTCCTGAAGGTCTTCCGCAACAGCCGCCTTGTCAGGTATGTGCTGGGTAATCATATTCATTTCATTAAAAGAGATACCACCATAAGCCCTTAGCACGTCTTTTATTGCTCCTCTACCCATCATTGTTTGGAACGTTATCATTTGCCCAACTTTTTCTTCTCCGTATCTCTCCTTGATGTAATCAATAATTTCGTCTCTTTTGGAAACAGGAACATCAATGTCGATATCAGGCATAGAAACTCTTCCTCCGGTGTTTCTTCCTGCGTTATAGAACCTCTCAAAAATTAATGAGTATTTTATTGGGTCAATTGATGTAATTCCAATTAGGTAAGAAACCAAACAGCCAGCAGCAGAACCTCTGCCCGGACCGGGTAACCAGCCATTGTCTCTGACAAAGTTGACTATGTCTCTAACTATCAAGAAATAGCTTGACAAGCCAGCTCCCTGCAAGACTTTAAGCTCATGCTTTACTCTTTCTGCATACTCTTGGTGTCTTGATTTGTCCACCACACCTCTTATCTTTTCAGCCCAGCCATCTCTGCATAGTTGTCTAAGATGTTCATCTGGGCCTAGTTCACAACTGTAAGGAGGCAGGATTGGCTCCCGAAGTATCTCATAGTCCTCACACATGTCAGATATCAAAATTGTATTTTCAATTTCATCCTTAGTGTGAATCTCTTTCATCTCTTCAAAAGACGGTATATGGTACTTGTCCGACCTGAAGAATGTTGACAGAGGCACCTTTTCGCCATCTATCATTTTCTTTTTTATTGTGGGTAGAGTTGTCTCTAACATACTGCATAGCAACACCCTTTGGTCTTCTGCGTCTTCAGATGTAGTGTAATGCGCATCCGGCGTTGCCACTTTAGGTATTCCTGTCTTTTTTGATACGTATCTAAGAGCCTTTGCAACAACCATTTGTGCTGGTGTGACATCCTTGTCAATCAGCTGTATCTCAATGAAGAAATTTCCTTCTCCAAATATTTCCTGATATTTTAAAGCTAGCGACTTGGTATTCTCAAGCCAGTTGTCATCAACTAAAGATTCGGCTTCTTCGTAGGTCTTAGCATTGTACGCATCTGAAGCCATCTCACCAAAAACTACCTCAGCTAAATCTGAACCTAGATGACCGCTAAAAGCAACTAGATTTCCATCACAGAATTTTGACAGCTGTTCTAGACTAAGTCTTGGTTTTCTGTAGAAGTTTTCATCTTTGTTTGACTCTGACGTTATCTTTATAAGCTGCCTCCAGCCATCAATGTTTTTGGCCAGTACAACTAGATGATTTAGCTTTGAGTTTTCTTTATTTCTTACAGACGCACATTGCTTAGATATGTAAAGCTCACAGCCAAGTATTGGCTTAAGACCTTTCTTCCTCATGGCTTTTACAAATGATACGCTACCAGATATATTTCCATGGTCAGTGATAGCAGCGCCAGACAAACCTAGAGACTGAATTCTCTCCGCTATCTGCTCGGGTTTGCTAAGACCGTCTAGCAGACTGAAATGTGTGTGGCAATGTAAAGGAAAATACATTATTCTCTAAACCTCTTAAACCAATCTGAGACTAAGTCTTGCCTTTCAGCGTTGACAGAGTCCACTAAAAAAATCAAATCTTCAAGAACTCTTATGTTGAAGTCTATAGCTTGCAGGTATGTTTCCTTATCAACATACTGAGTCTTCTGCGCAATAACTTTATCTCTGAGTTTTAAAATGTCTTGGTAGTGTTGTTTTATATTTGACTTCATTCTAAAGAACCGGGAGCTTTATATTTGGCTACGTTATGACCCTCTGCCATATATTCTTCGGTAACCTTTTCGATACCTTTTCTTTCTATTTCGTATTTAATTTGTTCGCATTTCGTCATGTACTCACCATAGCTTGTTCTTTGCCCATGACGGTGTTCGATGATAGGGTGTATATTTGTGCCCTCAAAAGTGCTTTTTCCTTGATGACAAAAGCTTTTGCATTTCCAGCTCTTTTTTAGTAGCGGTATGTGTGTAGACTTTATTTTCTCAAATTTATTTTTGAGCATCTTCTTAGTCTTAGGAATATCTTTTTCAGAAAAATACATGGAGAATGCACCTCCATCATTTATGAAATTTATTGTTACCATTATCTGCTTTGCTTCTGGGTACAATTTGGTGGCAGCGTAGTGATAAATTCTAAGTTGTGGGTCATTTTGGAGCTTGGCGTAAGTTTTTTCCTGACCTGTCGCCCAATCAAGCCTCCTGCCCGTCTTCCAGTCTACAATCTCATAGAAACCTTCGTCAACCTTAGTAATCAGGTCTATGGTTCCCTTCATTGCAAGCTTGCCGGTAACCCTCTCTCCGTTAAGCATATAGTCATACTTAGCCCACTCTTCATCAATCTCAAAATCAAAATGAGGCTCTGCGTCTACAACGTCCCTATTTCTTGGGTCGAACATCCCATCATTCATCTCAAGAGTCTTGTACACCCACTTTGAGCAGTCATTAAAGTCTCTTTGCTTCCAGTCGTGCTGAGGATTGCCTTCGGAGTAGTATTTGTACACCTGTTCAGTTATCTTGTCTATATCATAAGAGGATGCTGAGACCTTACCTACAACATCGTCATCAAAGTGCTTTAGGCCGTCTTGCTCAGCCTTTTTTGCCAGACACATTATTTCTAGGACTTTATGGACTATGGTGCCTTTGTCAGCCTTTAGCCCTCCTTTGCCTCTCCACCCTAGTACATATTCGCAAAAATACTGCTGAGGACACATACTGTGGCAGTTGAAACTAGACGACCTAAAATATGTAATAATTATTGTTCTAATCCTTGCGATATTGAAAGCTCAAGCCAGCCCCAATCTTTAAGTAGGCTGTACAAAATTTTATTTTGCTCTCCAACTGAAATGCTTTCATTTTCTATAATGGCATCAAAATTTGACCAATCATAATTATCTTTATCTAATGCAACTTCGCTGCTATGAGCATCCTTATTATCGGAGTTTCGAGACAGTCTTATGACTTTGCCTCCTGCGTTCTTAATCGCCTCAACTTCATTAGGAAATCTGCAGTCTGTTATTATAGCCATATGAGAAGATTCTTGCTTTATCTTTCTAATAGTTGCATCTGCCCATACATTTGGATATATTTTTCTAAAGAAATCTGTACCCACGTACTGCATTAGCTCTCTGGCTGTTGTCTTATCAGTTTTATTTTTATCATTTTCAAACGGCATCAAACCCCATTCGATGTGTGTTTCTGTATTCTTCTCTTCATCAGTACCATAGCACTGTTCTCTAGTTAGGCCTAGTATATCCATACAAACATTCTTCTTAAGAAGGTCTGCGAAAGAGTAAAGCTTCACAAAGTAGTCTAAATGCTCCGCTAGAAAATCTCTTACAGGTTTCCTTGAGGACATTATGTCAAGGATACCTTCTTTACTTTCGTCTCCAAATATATCTGATATAACTAGCTCTCCTGAGTCAGATATGCTGAAGTTTCTCGTTATCCCCAAAGAAATCATTTCCCATCCAAAAATGACATTTGCACATGTATTTTTGCCGCTTTGCTTTCTTCCGGAAAATCCTATTATTTTTTGTTGCATGTTAAACCCTCAAGCTTTTTTCAGCCAAGTCAAGTATAGGTTTTATTTCGGATGTAATGCTGTCTGTGGCCATGTCTCCAACATCATTATCAGCTATATTGGGGAAGTAAAGCCTGTAAGTTTTAGAGCATTGCTTATATATACTTTCAGAACCTATTTTACCAGCTTCATCGTTATCTGTCAACACAATCAGAGACATTGCCCCAACCATATCTAGCAAATCTTTCTGTCCCTCACTGAGATAAGTTCCAAACATGGCGACTGAGTTGTTTATTCCAGCTTCTTCTAATCTCCAAACATCTCCCGGCCCCTCAACTAAAATAGCAATCCCAGTTTTGGCTATCTCTTTTTTGGCGTGCCAGTAGTTATAAAGATATTTTCCAGCATCAAAGTTTTCACTATGAACCCACTTAGGCTTCGTCTCTTCGTTGGTGGCTCTGGCTGAGAAGCCTACCATGTGTGAATATTCATCATCATAAACAGGAACGACGACTCTGTTATAGGCTTTTGAGCCTGCTTTTGTAGAGAGCCCAACGTCATACTTATCAAGAACCTCTGAGCTGAAGCCTCTGTCAACGTAGTATTTGGCCGGTATGGATAAAGCGTCTCTAATGCGCTGCCTTGTTATAACCTTACCTCTTTTCTCTCTTTTATTATCGGTAAAAGCTACATTTATTCTTGACTGAAACTTTCTTTTTTCTATGGCTTGATAGTCAATATCAAGCTTATCGTAGTCCTGCTTTGAAAAAGCCAGTAAAAACTTGACAGTCTCCTGAAAACCAGCACATTTGTCTCCCGGACTCTCCCATCCATACTTATTGTGAGAAAGCACACCTCTGACAAAGCCTGTGAGGGTTGGCCTAAAAAACTTTTCACACTGGTGCGTATTACAAACCCAATGGCCAGCTCTGGTATGTCCTGTTAGATACATATTCAAAGCTGTTGGATTGTCTCCGCCATGAATTGGGCACGCCATATCTATACGACCATACCGCTTTTGATAAGATTCTATTCCGAGTGTCTCTAGGAGCGACTCGATATCTTCCAAGACTATATTTTCGATTTGAACAATTTTTTCCTGCTCAAACCTATCAGGAGAATGGGACTTCGTCTTCTTCATCTTCAACTATAAAACCTTCGTCGCTTTCTTCTCTAGAATTTCTCAACTCAGAGGACGTTTTGCCCTCCACAATTTTACCACAGTAGCCCTTCATGTGCATGTTTATGTAGTCTCCGTCATCAAGGCCTCCACCATGCCTAGAAACAATTGGCACCAGCTTTCTATTGCCATTGCCTATGCCATCTTCAGCTATCTCTTCGTCAGACTTTCTCTTAAATATCGTGAAGTTGCTACACAGCCAAACAATTCTGTCTGAGCCACTAGCCGCATCTGTTGACTCTCTACTTATGCCGTCCCTATTGAGCTGTATGAAGGACAGAACAGGCACTTTATACTTTAGCGCAAAGTTATGAAGTCCTGTCATCATAAAGCCTAAGACTTGAAACTCTGCTAACGAGTTGCTAATTGAGTCAGAGGTCATCAATTTAAGGTAATCATAGATAATTACACACTCTTTTGCGGTCCCATCATCGTTCATACCAACTTCTTTGGCTAGCCATCTTCTTATGACAGATAGTTGCTCTTCAAACGCCATACCTCCTATTGATTTGTGGTAGTAAGGCATGTCGGTCAACTTCTCAGCGGCTTTGTAAACTTTGTCTTTCTTGTCTGCGCTTTCTGAAAAAGCACCTGTTTCGATGTCGTTTATCGCAACCTCACTTAACATCGCCAAAGACCTATGTTTATGGTCGTCTGCTGTCATTTCTGTGTCCAAGTTTAGCACAGGAATGTTTAACTCAGAAGCAATGTGCATACCGATGTTGTCTGACAGGAGAGTCTTACCGGTCTTAGGTCTGGCACCGATTATATTTACGGTGCCTCTACGCAGACCTCCTCCTATGGCTTGGTCATAGACAGGGTAGCCAGTCGATATACCCATAGTTTGACAAGGATTCTCTTCAAGGTACTTGACATAGTCTTCAATGCCAGTACCCAGCAACTCTGGAGAGTCGTTACCGTCACCAAGCAAGCTACTGAAATCAAAAATTGCATCTTCAGCGATGCCAAATATACTTGATATTGTCTCATCGCCATTCAAAGAAGATATCTTGCTTCTAGCTGACTCAAGCTGTGAATCTAATAGCCTAGCGACCTCCAGCTTCCTTATCTTTGCTGCAAACCTTCTGACATTTTCAACATCAACAGGGAACTTAGTGACAGCCGTCAGGTGTTTTACCTCGTCTCTGTTGTCAAAGAAATGGCTGAGCCCAAGCTCTGATGCAGCAGACCAGATACTTGGAATATCTATTGATTTTACATCAGATTCTAGCAGATGTTTCAAGCATTTATAGATAACTGCATTTGAGTCAACTGTAAATGTTTTCTCTGTAATGATGTCAGATACGTCAAAGTAGGCATCGTT